AATAGAGGAATACATTTTTGGGAAGTAGGAAATACTAATATAAATTTAGTTGAAGGTTCTACTACCAATATAGATGCTACAGCAGAAGGTTCTGGTGTTTATACTTTTTACAGAAACTCAAGCGATGTTCCTGGAGGAGGAGAACCACCACAAGCTACAACTGTGCCTACAGCAAATGTTTATGGTATTTCAGATATTTTAAATGTTACTTACAGACAAAATTATAATACTACAAATCAATCAGATATTGGTTTAACAAAAGTTGCAAGAGATGCATATTCAGCAACTGCAAACAAAGCATCAAAAGGAACTCCTTCACAATTTTGGGTTCAAAGATTTATAGATAAAGTTACAGTAACTATTTATCCATTACCAAACTCAACAGCAGCAAGTAATTTTCTTAATGTATATTATGTAAGAAGAATTCAAGATGCAGGAGCATATACAAATGCAAGTGACACTCCTTTTAGATTTGCTCCTTGCATGGTTTCAGGTTTAGCTTATTATTTAGCTATGAAGTTTGCACCACAAAGAGTGCAAGAAACAAAATTAATTTATGAAGATGAATTAGCAAGAGCATTAGCGGAGGATGGATCAGCGGCAAGTACGTATATTACACCGAAAACCTATTATCCAAATGTATAATGGCAAGATTTTCAAAAGGAAGAAGAGCATTAGCAATATCAGATAGATCGGGCGCTGCATTTCCATATAACGAAATGGTTAAAGAATGGACTGGAGCTTGGGTACATATTTCTGAATTTGAACCTAAACAACCACAATTACAACCACATCCTGTAGGAGCAGATCCACAAGGTTTACAACATGCAAGACCTGCAAGAACAGAATTTCCTGTAGAAGACATTTTACCAAATAATCCATTTACAACAACAGCAGCTTCGGGAACGTTAAGTGTATCTTTTCCTAATAATGGTTTTAATTATGGAACAACATATGTAAGATTTAGAGAAGTTAAAGTTCCTGTGGGTGGTGTAGCTGTTTCAACTCTTGAATTAGAAACAACATTAAATGGAAACATAAATAATTCTGTTGCAACAATAACTTTGACAGACGCTAGTGAATTTCCAACTGCTGGTTTTATTGTAATAGAAAAAATGAATTCTGAAACTGGTGCCTTTGAAAACGAAACAATACAATACACAGGTAAAGCTGGTAATGATTTAACTGGTTGTACACGTGGAACATCTGCTTCATACAGAGGTGTTACACCGACACCAACAAAAGCAGGAACGCATACAAGTGGAGCTAAAGTATTTGGATCTTATTTAGCTACAGCCATAGCTACAACTATAGTTGTTGGTCCACAACCAACGCAAACAGAAACACAATACAATTCGTTAACCGTGCCTCTTGTTTCAAACGCGTCTAGCACGGCAACAGGGGGCGGTTTTCAGTGTACAATTGGACCGATAAATGATAGGGGTTAATCATGGCTGGATACACATACTCAAATTTAACAACAGATATTAGAAATTATACAGAAGTAGATTCTAATGTGTTTACTCAAGCTATTATAAATAGATTTATAGAAAATGCAGAATATAGAATTTCATATGACGTACCTATTGATGCTGACAGAAAACAATCAGCCTCTCAATTTGCAACTGACAATAATTCTATAAATGTCCCTGCAGAATGTTTATTTGTAAGAGCAATTCAAGTTTTTGACTCAACTTCATCAAACACAGTACAAGGTCAATATTTAGAAAGAAGAGACCAAACTTTTATACAAGAATATGTAGGGGAACTTACAGGAAATTCAGGAGGTTCAACAGGTCAAGATGTAACCGGTCTTCCTAAATATTACGCTATGTTTGGAGGTGCTACTGGAGTTTCTAGCACTACATCAGGGGCCGTATATGTAGCTCCAACACCAGATAAAAATTATAAATTTATAATTCATTGGAATAAACTGCCTCAATTTTTATCAAGCAGCAACACAACAACTTATATAAGTCAATACTTTCCTCAAGGATTATTATACGCCTGTTTAGTAGAAGCATATTCTTTTTTAAAAGGCCCAACTGATATGTTGACATTATATGAGGGAAAGTATAAAACTGAACTAACTAAATTTGCAGCAATGCAAATTGGGAGACGAAGAAGAGATGATTATACGGATGGTACAATTCGTATACCAATTGAAACGCCTCCTCAGTAATGGAGTAAAATATTATGGCAATAACATCGGCAATTTGTAATAGTTTTAAACAAGAGATTTTGGTGGGAACACACAATTTTACAAACTCTTCAGGAAACACATTTAAAATAGCTTTATATTCAAGTAACTCAGCAACTTTAAGCAAATCAACAACAGCTTACACTGCACCTGCAGATGGTACAGCAGATCCAACAAACACTTATGAAGTAACGTCAACTTCATCTGGGTATACAACAGGTGGAAATAGTTTAACAAACACTACACCAGTTTTATCAGGTGACACTGCTTGTTGTAAGTTTTCAGATACAAGTTGGGGTTCATCAGCTTCTTTTACAGCAAGAGGGTGTTTAATTTATAATTCATCTGCTTCAAACAAAGCAGTTTGTGCTATTAATTTTGGTGCAGACAAAACTGTAACAAGCGGAACTTTTACAATTCAGTTCCCAGCTCAAACAGCAGGCAACGCAATCATTCAGATAGCATAAGGAGAAAGTCCTTATGTCGATAGCTCAGACATTCACCGTAACAGTCGCTGGTGGTAAATACTATATTGATGGTGTTCAACAAGACACTGTAATGATCGGAGCTGGTCTTACTTATAAGTTTGATCAATCAGATGGAACTAATGGTAATCACCCTTTAAGATTTTCAACTAACGATAACAACTCACCTTCAGCTCCATATACAACAGGTGTAACTACATCTGGTGTTCCTGGTAATTCAGGAGCTTACACACAAATAGAAGTTACAGCAGGTGCACCTTCAACTTTATATTATTATTGCAGTAACCACTCTGGAATGGGTGGTCAAGCTAATACAGATGGTTGGGGCCGTTCTTATTGGGGTCAAATGGATTGGGGTGATACAAATGTAGTTGAAACCGGATGGGGAAGAAATACTTGGGGTTATCAATCTTGGGGTGATACACCTATTATTACACTGACAGGTCTTACAGCTACAACTTCTCTTGGAATTCCAGATGAATTAATAGAACTAAGACCAGGTTGGGGCACACTTAATTGGGGTGAAAACGGTTGGGGATCTGTTGAAAGTGCAGTTGAAAATTTAGTTGGTTTAAGTGCAACAACAACTCTTGGAACAGTAATTGCTAAAGACGTTGTTGGACTAACAGGTTTATCTGCTACATCTACATTAAATTCTTTATCATTAGTTAAATCAGATCTTACTTTTACACTTACAGGAATAGGTTTAATATCCTCACATGGATTATTAACAGAAGACGATCACTCAGTAGGTTTATCAGGTCAGTCTGCTACAAGTGCTTTAGGAACTATTTCTACTGCAGGAGTTACATTAGTAGATCCATCAGCATTATCTGCTACAACTACTGTAGGGTCTTTTGCATTTACATCGGACCCAACAATAGGTCTATCGGGTCAGTCTGTTACAACAGCTGTAGGTTCTTTGGCTCCAGCGGATATTATGGGATTAACGGGTCAAAGCAGCACTTCTGCTGTAGGTTTACTTACTCAAGTTATAACTTCTGGTATTAATTTAGATGGTTTTGGTTTAACAGCTACAACTAGTTTAAATGACGCTAATTTAATACTTAAATATTATCAAGATTTAGTGCCTAATACGAGCGCTTCTTATACCGACAAAACACCTAATACTTCAGCTACTTATGTTGATAAAACACCTGCATAATTATGTTTGACTTAAAACTAAATAAACAATATAAACAAATAAACTAGGAGATTTTAACAATGGCATCTACTTATACACCTCTTGGCGTAGAACTTATGGCAACCGGCGAAAACGCTGGTACATGGGGTACAAAGACTAATACAAATTTAAACATTTTAGAACAAATCATTGGTGGTTATTCTACAAAATCTATTGCAGGTGGCGCACAAACAACAGATTTAACTGTTGTTGATGGTAATACTACAGGGACTGCTCAATTTAGAATGATTGAGTTTACAGGAACTATTACTGGAAACCAAATAGTAACAATTCCTTTAGATATTGAAACTTTTTATTTTTTAAGAAACTCAACTTCTGGAGCTTATACAGTACAATTTAAATATGTAACTGGTTCAGGATCCAGCTCTACTTTTACAGCAACTGATAAAGGAGACAAATTAATAATTGCAACTGCAAACGATGGAACTAATCCAGACATAAAAGAAGTTTCTCTTGCATCCCCTCCTGGTGGATCAAATACACAAGTTCAATTTAATAACTCTGGATCTTTTGGTGGATCAGCTAATTTAGTTTGGGATGGATCAAATCTTAATATTGGTGCTCAAGGAGATCTTAGATTACAAGATTCAACTGGTGGAGAATATATTGCACAACAAGCAGCAGCCACTACAACATCATACACAATTACATGGCCAGCAGGAGTAGCAGCTGGTAACGATTACGTTTTAAAATCCACAACAGGTGGAGTTTTATCTTGGGGTGAAATATCAGGTGGTACTTCATGGCAAGCAGTAAAAACTTCTACATTTACAGCAGTTGCTGGTGAAGGTTACTTTATTAATACTACAGGTGGTGCATTTGAAATGGATTTACCTGCGGGAAGTATAGGTGATGAAGTTTCTTTTATAGATTATGCGGGAACATTTGATTCAAATGCTTTAACAATAGATCAAAATGGAACAGAAAAAATTCACGGATCAACTGATCCTTTAGTAGTATCAACAGAAAGAGCCGCAAATACTTTAGTATATGTAGATGGTACACAGGGTTGGCTTCTGAAGAATAATTAAGGAGACTAAATAAATGTCGACCTATAGAGCGATAGTCGGAAAAAAAATTAAATCCCTATCATCAGATCCAACAGAGGGTGCTGATGGACAAATGTGGTATAATACAACCACACAAAGTCTTAGAGGGTTAGCTATTAGTGAAGCATTTTCTAGTGGCGCACCTTTAGCAACAGGAAGAGCGTCGGGAGCAGGAGCTGGAATTCAAACAGCTGCATTATTTAATGGAGGAAGTCCAGACACTAATTTATGTGAAAATTATAATGGAACAGGTTGGAGTTCTATAGCTAATTTAAATAATGCATTACAATATCCTGGTGGATGTGGAACGGAAACCTCAGCATTAGTCTATGGAGATTATCCTGCAGCAAATACAACCGAAGAATTTAATGGATCAGCTTGGTCTGCACAAGAAGGTTTTTCTACAGCCAGAAGATCGGGAGCTAGTTTTGGACTTGAAACAGCAGCTGTTTTAGCTGGTGGTTCAACTGGTCCTGCGGTCACAACAGCAACAGAAGAATACAATGGAGAAGCTTGGACAGGTGGTGGTTCGTTATCTCAAGCTAGACAATATTTTGCAGGAACAGGAATTGAATCTGCAGGTTTAGCTTTTGGTGGATCAGATAATCCTAATTCAACGATCTATACAAATACAGAAGAATATGATGGTTCTTCTTGGACAAGTGGAGGCGCTTTGCCTGCAGGAAGAAGCATGATGTTTTCTTGGGGCACACAAACAGCAGGAGCTTTATCTGGAGGGGCTTTACCTTCAACTACAAATACATGTTTAAAATATGATGGATCATCGTGGTCAGTAAGTCCTGCAACAATGGGAACAGCAACTAAACAAGGAACCACATCTGGAGTAGGAACAACACAATCTGCAGGTTTATGCGCAGGTGGAGATCCAGGTGTTTCTAGAACAGAAGAATTTAACAGTTCAACAAATATTGTTACAGGTGCAGCATGGGCTAGTGGTGGAAATTTAAACACAGCTAGAGATGAAGCAGCTTCATCTCAAAATGGATTACAAACTGCAGCTTTATATTTTGGTGGATACAATGGAACTAATTTAAATATTACTGAAGAATACAATGGATCGTCTTGGTCTGTAAAAAACACTTTAAACACAGTTAGATATTCTGGAGCTGGAGCAGGCACAACCACTGCAGCTTTATATTCTGGAGGTTATAATACAACTTATTTAGCTTCAACAGAAGAATATGATGGAACTAATTGGGCAACTCAACCAAACTCATTATCAACTGCTAGAGTTAATTTAGGTGGTTGTGGAATACAGACCGCTGCATTAGCTTTTGGTGGTGATAATGGAACAAAATTAAATTCTACTGAAGAATATGGTGGCACATCTTGGACTGCTGGTGGAACTTTATCAACAGCAAGATCACACGTGGCTGGTGGTGTTGGAGTTCAAACTGCAGCAATATGTGCAGGAGGACACACTCCTTCTTATAGTGCTCTTACTGAAGAATATGGTGGTGAATCTTGGACCGCTGGTGGAAATATGATCTCAGTACAAGTTAATATGGCTGGTGCTGGAACAGCAACTAATGCAATTGTTGCGGGAGGAACTGTAGCACCAGGAACACCTAATTACACTGGAGTTACACAAGGTTATGATGGAACATCGTGGTCAACAAGACCATCAATGGCAACAGCTAGAAATTATCCTAGTGGAACTGGATCTGCTACAGCAGGAATTGCTTTTGGAGGAAATCCACATCCTACTTTTACAACAGCAACGGAAGAATTTACTGGAGAAACATCAACAGCTAATGTAGAAACATTTGCAACGAGTTAATTATGGCAACATATAGAGAAATACACGGTAAAGCAATTAAAACAGTCGACGCTAATCCAACGGATGATGCGGCTACAGGACAAATTTGGTTTAACTCAACAGATGATACTTTTAAAAGTATTGTTACTCTTACTTCAGCTACAAGTCAGCCAGGAGTAACTAGATCAGCCCCAACCGCAGTGCAAATGGCTAGTGCCTCTGGTGGATCATCAGATGCAAACTGGGTTGCAGGCGGTAATACATATGTAAACTCAACTGAAGAATGGAATGGAACCGGTTGGAGTGACGGAGGAAATCC